TCGCCGCGTCGCAACAACAGTTCGCCGCGTCGGCTCACTTCCGGCCGCCGCGCAAATTAGAGTTTGGATCGGCCCGAGTGATGTACCACGCCTTGGGTGCCTTTTTCTTAGTCACGAGCACATACTTGTACAGGCGCGCGACGGCCCATTGAGGTGCAGTCGTACCTGGGCGGCTTCCGCCCGTCTTCCACGCCTTGAGGCCGCGGTCGTACACCGTGTTCAGCGTCGATCGGGAAATACCCGTCCGCTTGGCAATCGCATCCTTGTTGAACTTGAGGCCCGGGTACGTCGCGTGGAACAGCTGGGTCCACCTCGACTTTTTACGGGCACCGCCTGCATTTGAACGCCCGAGCTTCAGGGCGGCATAGGGTGTCTGACGGCGTTTCAGGAGTTCCTTTTCGCGCGTGAGTCCCATCGATTTACTCAGACCCGAAAAGTACCGTTCTGGCCAGCTCCGCGTGATTGTCACGTGACGCGGCCTCCGTTGCATTACTTGAGGCGCATACTTTTTCCGGACACAATGATAGATGGAACAGGTGTCGTACATACACGTCGACTCGCGTAACCGTGACACGACCCTGTTCCCGTTTTCAAACACGTACACCGTGTTTTTGAACAAGCCGATCACGAACGTGACACGGGTCGATCTCGTGTCGGCCATCGTCACGAATCCCTCGACTGCCAATGCCTACATCTGGCTGGACATTACTGAGTTACGTACGCCGTCGACGTACGATGCACGTAAACTGACGTTGACCAATGTTGGCCCGCTCGCATCACCCACTCTAACGATTCTGACAATCAGTACGCCGCTCGTTTCATCGACGACCCTCGCCGGACAGGCCAACCAGGTGTACAGAAACATTGCGTCGACCGCCACGGGGATTGGGACGGGTGCACGGTTCACCGTGACGCGTAACGGGTCGGGTGTTCCGACCGTCGCACTCGCCGCAGCCGGAAGTGGATACTCGGTCGGTGTTACAATTACACTTGCAGGTGCGACTGTCGGTGGAACGACCCCGACCGATAACATCACATTCACGGTCGCGACCGTAGGGTCGAATCAAATTCAAAGTAACCAGACGTCGAGTCTGACACCCGCCACGTCATTCGCTGTCGTTCCCATGGATGTTCCCGTGAACTTTCAACGGACGTTCAAAGAGACGACCGACTATGCATGGTCGGTGACGTACCCGTCACGGCTCGATTCGATCGAGCGCCTGACGGTTCGCTGGCTTGATTATACCGGCTCGGTGGTACAGTTTGGCGGCCCTGCCACAACCACGTTCGATCCAAACATGTTTGTGCTCCGGGTCTATACACAGGTCGTTCCGACGACCCCTGAACGCCCGCTCAGTCTTCCACCACCGGTACGTGAGGGACTTTTCGAAGACAAGTCGCAGGTCTATCTCGGTGCCCTCGCTATTCTCGTCGTAGGCTTGATGATGATCATGCTGACGCGCAAGCGGCTCTAGTATACACCGGTGCGGTGCGCGGATGATTTGCGGTGCGCCTTGCGAGCTGCGATCGCTCTTCCGGGGAGCGACGCGATGTACCCAAGGGTGGCACGACCCTTTCTGTACGCACCGACACCCGTCGCGGTAACCTGGCCGATCACGTTACCAGTTTTTTTGGCAGCCCGGCCGGTTGCATTACGAGCCGCCCCAGCGACCGTCCACGGCGCCGTGACAACCTTTGCGGTACCCCGTACCGCCGCGTTACGTGCACGACGCTGCATGGTGTTGACTACACGCACGACGGACGCCGGGAGTGCCAATTGCTGCTTCGTCGGTGGCGCCTGGGCCTTTGCGACTATCGCCGCAAGTTTGGGGGGAAGGTTTTTGCGTTTTGCCCAGTTTGGGTACTGTGCGTTTCCGATGATGGGCTCTCCCCGAACAGCCTGTTCGACCATCTTCGGCGGGATATAAAACCCCTGCTTGTTCAGTTTGATGAGCTCATTGAGCGTCACTCGGGACTTGGGAACGGATGGGAGACGACCGCCGACAAACAGCTTACCTCCCAGCGAACCTCCGTTGCGAGGCGGTGCGACCCAATTCACGCCGGCTTTGCGTCCGATTCCCAGGTGGCCCCCCGGTGCCATCTTGCGCGATCGGATTTTTGGAGTCTTTACACGGCGTAGTTCGACCGCCGGGACCATTCCCTTTGTGTTGCCGTAATAGTACGTTTTGGACAAATTCTTCACGTAGCCGCTTGACCCCAATGGGTACACTGCGAGAGCTCGACCTGGAACCTCTACGCGAGGGGCATTCACTTTTCTACCCAAAAGGCCCTGGAACGCAAGAGCGCTCACGAGTCCGCGCGTCAACCGACTGACGCGCCCAGTGCGTTTCGGCGAGCGAGCCGGCGTCGGTGAACGTCTGGGACTGGGACCCGACCACTGACGGACGCTCGGGGAGGCTGAGCGCGCCCGAGCCGGCGATGCCCGAGGCGACCGCCGCACTGAAGGAGATGGCATGTTATTAAAGGCCCATATATTTATACAACGCGGCTACGAAGCCAGAGACGATCGCTCCGGTACGTACCCGACGCCTTTTTCTGGCTGCGCTTCGTCAAGAGCTCGACCAGTTGGAGGCGGCGAAGTACCGACGCGGGACGTTGGTGACCCTTGTTGATCGCGCTCAGTAGCGCATGGTGACGCATCTGAGGCGATGCCGCCGTCGAATAACCCCACATCGCGAGCATCCCCGCCTTCGGTGTCGGGAGTACGCGGGGTCCATGACCTGGCCGACCCAGATTCCGGATCGTGGTCGACGGAACACGGACTGTCGACGCCCGGCGACGGTAGCTGAACGCCTGTCGCGTCGGTGTCGACGCCACACGGATCGTCTTGGGGCTCAGATGGCGTGTGTACGCAACACGCCGGATCGTTCGCATTTACTTTACACAATGATTTTTTCAGACTCGTCAGACCGTTCATAAACATGCGGAGTTTCGTGTCACCCGACATACCAAAATCGAGCACGTCATGTTCGGCCGAGCGGAGTCCGATTGTCGGAAACATGGGGTAGGCGTGACGCAGTTTCATGGCGGCGCCAATCATACACACGGCGTACGACTTGAAATCTTTCACGTTGGCCAATTTCCATTCGTCGCCGACGACCAATACGAGGACCGTCTTGGGATCTTTGCCGATGAGTGGACCACACGGTGCGGATTCGAGCGCACCGCCGTCGATGTAATGCCAGTCTCCGTGACGCACGCTCTGAATCAGAAACGGAATCGCAACCGTCATGCACAGTGCGTCGAGCACGGACATGGTCGGCGTCGTCTCGACCGAAAAGTAGTGCGTCGTGTGAAGATCGACGCAGCATGCCGCGACGTGAAACGTCACGGGAAAGTGCGCATACAACTCGGCAAACGTGACGTCATCTTTTCCGATGAATCTTCGTGTAATCTCCTCGAGGACCGATCGAATCTTTTTTGAGCTGACGAGTCCGTACGATTTGAGAAACGCCTTGATGTTCGGTTTCATGATTGATTTTATCGGAATGGACATGCTATAGTCGAGCATCCGCGTGACATCGCCTCGCGTCACGAGGTATATAAAGCCGGCGAGACCGCCTGCAGACGACCCACAGATCGTCTCGAGTTCGTTGAGTGCACTGATGTTCGACAGTGCACTGAGCGCCCCCAAATACATGAAATACCCCATCGCACCTGGCCCAAATACCAGGTGCTTCATACTAAACCTTTTTAATAGTAAGCCGGGAACTGGCCGCGCATGAAAGAAAAGACCAGCGCAAACACCACAGCGTGCACGGCGACAGCCGCCGGCGAGCTCTGGCCCGACATGAACACGCCACCGCTGCCCGGGGGCAGGGTCAGCAGCACGCCTGGTGACAGCAGCACAAACAGAACAGCCGGCACAATCAGGTCAGCCGTGCGCAGAGACACCTTCAGCACAAAGCGAGCCAGCAGGTAGTACACCAGCGACAGGACAATCGCGTGGATCAGCACCGTCTGCATGTTGGGCTTGCATCCCGGGAACAGCTGCAGCTTGGGCAGAGCCAGGATCAGACCCGGGCTGAGCAGCGCAAACAGAATGGCGGGCGTGAGCACCTTGGGACCGGTGATGTCAATAGGCATTTATAATAGGCGACAAAAAAAGTTAGCTCGAGTGCGTCCTGACATATTCGCAAAACGAGTGAAAGGTGGCGTGGTTCATCAGGGTGCTCGACATGTGATTGTCCTGCAGGTACTGACGCAGCGACATCCACATGTTCAACATGTGCTCGCTGTGCCAATCATGCCACGCCTGAGGATCGAGAATCAGCTCATCGTCATCCTGCTGATCGTCATCCAGAGCATCCTCGTTCTGGAACGCGTCATAACCATACTCGTTGTTGATACCCATGGCTGTGTTTGTACTTGGTATACTGACGCGCCAGATCCTTAGACCTTGCGAACCGTGAGCACGTCGCGCTCCTTGGTCGGGGCAGCGTCGAGAATCGCCTGGTACGCACCCTCGACCTGCGTGTCGTTCCCGCCGAAAAATGCAGACAGGCCCGCCTGAATGACATCCTTCGTGATACCGCCCCTGGACTCCTTCTTTTGGTAGGACACCTTGTGATCGTTGACTTTAATATCAACGTCGGCCGCCTCCGTCTTCATATACGTCTGAACCTCGGATCGAAGCTCCTTCTCGCGCTTATTCAGCACGCCGATATCGGCACGAGCAGCTTTGAGCTGAGTTTTGAGACCGAGCCACTCAACCATGACATCCTTCATGGTTGCCATTTACATATCAAATCGTCTTTTTTTTATGTCATTTTACAGCGCCTTGTACTCGTTCTGGATCTCAAACTTGGGGCGCATCGTGTCGGGCGGGATCGTCGACAGGTTGAAGATGCTCACCGACTCACGGGGGTTGGCCGGCTCGGAGCGCTCCTGGAGGTTGGCGTTGCGGAGAACACCGCCTGCCGTCTCGGGGAAGCCGATCTGGGCACGGGGGTCCAGGAAGTTCTGACCGGACAGAATGGCATCCGGGCTGAACTGACCGAAATCCTCCGTCGTCACCACCTCCTTGGGGATCAGACCCACGTTGGGGTCGGTCGGCGTCTGGCCAATCTTAAAGCCGACACCGCTGGCCATGGCTGCAAAGGGGGCAAACATACCGCCGTCAGTCTCGCTGCCCTGGATATCACCCACCATGCCACCCGTAACACCCTTCGACTCTGCGGCGGGCGAGGCACCCTCGGGGGCGGCAACAAACCCGCTGCTCTGGGGCGCGAAGAGCATCATCGTAATCAGAAAGAGAAGCACCAAGATAGCCAGACCTTTGCCGTCCATTTATACTGTACGCCGACTTTTTTTACAGGTCAACGTCCGGCTCCTCCTCCTCGACTGGGTCATCGGTGAAAAGATATTCCCGGGGAAACTTGGGCTTCTGGGGCGCCTTGATCCGCCCCTGGACCACCTTCCACACCGGCTCAAACACACGCTTGGTAAACACGAGGCCTGACAGCTCGAGGAGAACGTCGATCGAGTCGCACTGTGTCACGTCCACCTTGGTCTTCTGAGTGTCGTAGAAAGTGGTCACCACCTCGCCCCTGATCGTGACGAGCGAGGCTGACAGCTCGTGCTCTGGGTTGATGCTCTTCTGGTAGGCGGCCGTGACCGTCTCGTCGGCAATCTCCTTGCCGAACCACAGCACCTTGGACTCTTTGGCCTGAGTGATAATCTGCTCATCAATATCCGAGAAAAGAGTCAGGTCGCGGGGGACCGTGATGGTCACATGGTTTCCCTCAGTCACCGCCAGACGGACGTTGTTCACCTGGTGGACGCAGCGTTCGCCGCTATCCTGGGTCACCTTGAGAAAGTATCGGCCGTCAGGGAGCTTCGTCGGGACTCCGTACAACATAGTGTCCATAAAACACTTCTTAGCTCTAAGTAATGAGCAGCGGTACCACGACGCCACCGACGATCTCGACGACTGCCAACTACTGCGGCGATCAGTACAACAACAAAGGCTGTGCATGCACGCCCCAGGTGACACCCGGCCTGACCCCGGCGACCGAGTCTGCTGCCAACACCACGCTCATTTGCGCTTACCAAGAGAACGGTATCCAGTACGGGTGTGATGCCGGATGCTGCCCTGGCGGGACGTGCGCCGGGTCACCTGGCACGAGCAGTGCGACGAGCAACGTCACGACGAGCAACGTCACGACGACGTCGAC